TATATTCTACCTTATAAAAACAAAAGAGCGGGTTTAATCCCGCTCTTAAGTATAAATCTAGCTAACTTTAGAAGTTAGTGATTTTGTGGAAAGCTGCTTCTCTGTAAACAGGGAAACCGACTCTCATTGTAGCTCTGATTGCTAATTGATTCTTTGTAAAGAAATCGCTATGTGAGTCAGATACGGCTACTTCCATACCTTGTCTCATAACGACATTAGCTGCTTCGCCACCACCGAATTTACCAACAAGTACTGTACCTGCGGCAATTGCGGTTGTAGGAACGACTTTTAGTCCCCAGATTTGTGCGGAAGGACCTGCGCCCATTCCACCAGCTGCTACGAAAAGTGGTGACTTTTCTGTGTAGCCAGCACTGGATGTACCTGCGAAGTCTGCACCTACTGCTGTAACAACATCATTCCAGTCATTAGGATGCATAATAATTGCATCTGGTTCTGTGAATGCGTTGACACGAATGTCGGTAATTGCACCGTAAATAGCACCAATTTTACCTAAAGTTCCTGCATAGGAACTAAAGTCAGTTGAGCCAACGGATGATTTACCAGCGTCTAAGATTCCTTCTAAGTTTGGAGCAGTACCGTCTCCATTAAGGAGTTGGCTGTCCATACGAAGTCTAATCATTGTTTGAAGTCTAGAGTTCAAGTAACCTTGAATACCAGATTCGTCTGCTAATAATTCATCTGTAACTGGGATGAAAATACCCATTTTACGGATTGCTTCTGTTTGCTCTGTGAAAGCTAATGCTGCTTCACCAACTGCGGCACCTTCAGCAGCTTCAGCTGCATTGTTTGTGAAGGTTGTTTCCTCAAGGTATGAGAAAGCATTTTGGTCACTGTTGATTACATCAAATAATGATATAACAGCATTTGGGTCTCTAAGAGCGGTCTCCAAGATTCCAGGTTGTCTTAAGACTTCCGGTGGATATCCTGTAGTTGTTAATGATGTTTTTGTCTCAACTTTTGAGTCAACACCTTTGACACCGTTAGACATATAATTTTTATATGCATCTGTGTCTGTAAATTGCTCGCCAACAGATTTTACTTCTGCTGATATACCAGCTTGTGGCATTTCAGCTACTGGCTTTGAATCTTCTGAAAGAGCCTTTTCATTTTGAGCTTTTTTCTTCTCAATTGAAAGGTCTTCTACGAGTTCAGCAAGTTCGTCATTTCTTGACTTAATTTCCTCTTTTTGTTCAGAGGTGTACTTGCCGTCTTCGTTAGCTTCAAAGACAGATTTAAGTTCTGTTCTCTTAGCAGCAACTTGGTCCATGAGTTCGTTAATTTTACTCATTTTTTAGATTCTCCAATCTATATTGCTTATACTTCTTCTATTTCTTCGACTAGAGATTCAGCGATAATCTGCTGAGCTCTTGCCCACTCTGCGTCAAATTCCTCATCGTCAGATGAATCAGTGTTATCTTCTGGAGTTTCTTCTTCTGCAACTTCATCTTCCGGTTCAGCATCAACAGATTCCTCTGCTGGTGCTTCTTCCTCAGTAACTTCTTCGACTTCAGTTTCAACATCAATAGTATCAGTTGAAGCCTCAGCTACCTCTTCAGATTCAGCTAGTTCATCTTCCACAAGCTCTTCTTCTATTTCTAACTCCAAAGCACCTTCTGTACCAACATTTCCGATGAACTCATCAATCTCGGTCCATGCGTCATTTAAGTCGTCTGCGACTGAACGCAATGCTTCGGTGGCTTTAACGCCTAATTTCCTACCATCTTCGTCTCGGAGCATAGCTATTGCTTTAGCTCTTGCGACTAAGTCATCCAATGCGGCAAGCACATCTTTGACTTCATCAGAGAAAGGTTTGCTTCCTTCTGAAATCTCTAAATCTTCTTCACTTTTCATTTCTTTTTTATCCTCTTCCATCTTTACACAAGGACCACCCTCATGATATTTGCAAGATTTCATTTCTTGCTCTTCATCTTCGTAAGACTTCTTATCTGAACAACAAGCACAAGATGTAGATTCTTCTTCTTGAACCTCACTTTTTTGTTCTGTTATTTCTTTAAGAAGTTCTGTATTGGATTTAATAGCAAGAGTGTAAGTATCTTGATTAGCTCCAACAAGAACTGGTGAAACTTCATAAACAGTTAAATCTTTTAGGTATCTAGCATTTGTACTATTATCATCTGCTTTTGCATACTCTGAATCATTTACTTTATATCCAAATGACCATTGTTGCATGTCACCCATATTTTTTACAAGATTATAAGCTTCTTTACCGGATTCTGTATCCATAAAAAACTCGCCTTTAAATACGGCTTTATCATCATCTTGTGCGATTGTACCTTTTCCAATTGGCATGTCCCATTTATGTGACCAAACCATAGGTACTTGATTATTTTTAAAACCAGATTTGACAGCTCCCGGTACAACAACATCTCCATCGCTGTCAAGGGAGTTGAACAAACTGAAAACTGCTTCGACTTGACCAGAGTCATCTTTCAACTCTATATCAATATTTTTAGATTCGTTATTCATACATCCTTCAATCTTAAATTGTACAATAGATTATTTAGATGTGCGTCTTTACTATTTTATACTATGTTTTGGTGATTTAGTTTTTTATTATCTAAAGTCTGATATTATTCTGAGTTTTGAAATCTCTACTTTTACGCTTCTATCTGTTCTTTTATGGTCACCATTTTCTAAACGAGCCCATACCATAATAGTCGCTTCTTCATCGTTTACTGATGTAACAATACCATGAACAATTGATGGTGGGTCTGGGTCTTTGTTGATTGACCAACTGACAGCTTGACCTACTCTAACTGATTCTGCTTTGTTTCCAGATTTTTTAGAAGATAAAGGATGAGAGCTTGGCAGTAAATCTTGGTCATAAGGTTTTCTTCTAAACTTACCTGTTCTTAATGCTCTCAAAAAACCGTTAACTCTTGCCATGGCCCACTGGTCAGCAGATGTAACATTACCTCTGACTGAACCCGGGTTAGTTCTATATGCACCAACACCTCTATTAAAGACTGCAATAAGCATCCTTAGTGTTGCTCTATGTTTAGGATTCTTAGAGTTATGGTCTTCTACCTTATTAGTAAGAGCTGTTCTAACTCTACCAGATACTGCTTTTAACAAATACTCTTCTGCTATATTAAGAGATTTTTTTCTACGCTCTCTTATAACTTTTTTATAATCATTAACAATTGACTTCATTTGTGAAACACCACCAGCAGTTACACCGCCCCATTTCATAACAGCAATAGTTCCATTAAGTCTGTTATTTTTCTTGTGACGATTCATAAAGCGTTCTCTTCTCTTAACCCAGTTAAGTACTGACTCACTTCTGTCTCCACCTTTGTAGGCAGTCCATCTGTTGTAAGCGTCATTACCAGTAAATGAAGTAGGAGGATTACCACCGGTACCTGCTCTTCTCCAAATTTCTGGCCAGTTTTCTTTTAAATCTTTAACATAAGCGTGACTAGGAAATTGTTTATGTTGAGAGTTAGATAAACTTATTTTTTGATTATCTCCACTTTTTGGAAAGTTTGTTACTTTATCCGGTGCTTTTTCTTCCGGACTATGTAGTTTGTCACCTTTTTCGTACATTATTTCAGCTTCTTCTAAAGAAACTTTAATTTCTTCTATGTTTCCCTTTTTAGGTTTATTAACAGCATCTAAGTAATCTTGATGTGTTGCACAAGCCATGTAGAACTTATCACCATCTACATCAATGTAGTGTGTTCCCTCACAACCAAGTTCTTTAGCTCTTTCTTGAGCTTCTTCAATTGTAGTGTAAGTGTCTTTCATTAAAGCTGCCGGTTCTTTATCTAAGTAACTAGGAGTTTTTTGAATTTCATCTTCTCTTTCTACTTCTGGAGGTAAGTCTATACTTGTAAGTTTGCTTCCTTCATCATCATTGTTATTTGCCGGAGCAGGTTCTTCTGTAGGATTATCATTAAGAAGTGGTGAACCATCTTCTGTAACTTGAATCATATTAAGAGGTCTTAAATAAACATCATGTCTATCATCTGCCTCTAGTCCTACAACTTTTCTTGCTTCGCCAATTGTTACCCAACCCCCTTGTACAGCAGTATTCATGCGTTTATAGAGATTGTCTTTGTCATCAGCTAAAGCTCTAACATTAGTGATATCAAATTCTGCGTATTCGTTTTCACTTCCGTCAAACTCTGGTCGTAACAATTGATGAGTCAAATCTTGCGCAACCATGTTCCACATTGGAACTAGTTTAGACTCTGTAAAGAACTCTCTAAGTTCTTTTGTATTTGAATAAGTTGCGGAATCAAGACCAGCACCGAGTCCTGCGAGAATAGCTGGAACGCCAAGTACCGCTGAAACTCTTTCTTCTGGTATTCTTCTTAATTCTGCCAACTTCATTTGGTCTGGAGAGAAAGAAACAATTTCTACATTCATAGCACCAGATAAGACCATAGGCGCACCTCTGTTCTTACCACCAAACTTTTGCTTATACATTTCAGCAATAGCTTCGGCTTCTTCTCTCGTTGGCCCACCCATTTGGTCATCTCTTGGAGAGAGGATTACTCCGGGTACTGCCATATTGTGCAACAAAGCAGCAGTGTATTGTCCTGCGGCTTCGTCTCCTGCTATTTCTCTTAGAACGCCTCTAAGTGGAGCAAGTCCTCGCCTCATGTTGTTTGGGTCAACAGCTTGGCGTAAATGTATAATATCTTTTTTTTCTATTTTGACAGAGGTTTCACCTTGAGTTCCGCCTTGAGGTTGATACATAAAGTGTGTTATTAACTCATTTTCATTACCTTTAGCTTCTACTAGGTGAGGCATTAAAGGAACTAGTTCTACAACTTGTCCTCGTTGATTTCTATTCTTATAAATAAAAGCATCTCCGTTTGCATTTAGAGAAGTAACAATATAGTTAGCTAATAACTGTTGTGTCATGTAAGGATTTGGCTTTCTAAACAATCTAGCCATTGGATGATTCATGTCCGGTGTATAATCGCCTTCTGAATTTCTTGTAGCAACTAAAAGTCCTGGTTCTGCAAATGAGGTTGCTAAAACACTAAGACATGCAATAACAGCAGAGTTACCAGTTCCGTCTCCTAGTTCTGCTAATTTTTTATGGTCAAAATAACCAGATTGGGTATTGTAACCCATGACTGCTTGATTTAAATATGAATACTCTGATTGATTAACAATTAAACCTTTTTCGTTTAATTCTCTTCTTAGTCGTGCATCAGTTGGTGCATTTAACCAATCTAATGCTTTTGAAAACCTTGATTTATTCTCGGCCATTAATACGCGCTCCAGCTTCTTGCTTCTTGTAACATTTGAACACCGTAAGATAATGTATCAATAATGTCATCATGAGCCCCTGCTGGGAAAGTCATTATTTCTCTCTCAACCTCTGGTAGCCAATGTGTATCTCTCAATAAAAATACATCTCCCGATTCCATTCGGGCAGATAAAGGCAGTGCGCGTGTAACTTTATCTTTGTCCGTCTTAAGGTCTTTAACTCGAATACCAGCTCGTTGCGCCATCTGGATTATCGCAGTTTGGAAACCTTGGCGTTCTATACCTACATATTTTAGCTTATTTTTATCCATTGCGCGTTTTATCGCTGGAATAATATCTGGGCCTTCTAATTTGGCTCTAGTCATGTCAATAACAAGTAATCTATTGTCTGGAGTTCTTGCAAATGATGTGATAACAGTAAAGTCTGAATTTTTATTTGTTGTTGTAGCTAAGTCAACAATTCCAAATTTTTCTAAATTAGATAGATAATATTCTGAACCTTCGACTATGCATTTAAGATTTCCACCTGCGTCTGGAACCATAGCAAAATAATTTATCCACTCTGGTTTCAACATACCTTGACCTGCATCTACAAACTCTGCTAAATACTCTTGAGCAAAAACAATAGACCCAACTTCTTTTCTAGCAGATTCTACTTCTTCGGGGTCAATCATAGGATTGTCAGTAGTAGCAAATTGAAATCTTTCCCAGTTGTCTGCTTCGTCTGCTACTTCCCATAAGTCATAAAACCAATTGCTTCTTCCAATAGGAGTGCTAATAAATAATGCAGACCCTTTTCTTTCTGTAAGAGTAGGTCTAAGAACTTCTTGCCATACTTCTGGTTTTACGAAAGCTGCCTCATCCATAACAAGAAAGTCAAGACCCTCTCCACGAAGTCTTTGTGGGTTGTCAGCAGAACGGACTGCAATAGAACCTCCGTTAGGTAAGTCAATTTGCATATTAGCTAAAGATACTGTTGGTTCTATTTCTCTAGGAAATGATTTTGCACTTGCAGCAATATCTCTCCAACCAACTCTAGCAATAGAAAATGTAGGGGCTACCCACCAAGCTCTACCACCTTTGAGTGCTACTTCCAAACACATTTGCACACCAAGTCGTGTTTTGCCAAATCGTCTACCTGCGCATAAAATTTTCCAACGCGCTTCTGAGTTAGCTACTTTGAGTTGTCCCTCATGTAAGGCAGGAAGTTTAGGAACATACTTATTAGTCATGAAGTTCTTTATACATAATGATTGGAGTGTGCTCGCCTACATAAGCTCCTAAAACATTTAAGTCAAGGTGTGCATAAGCTTCACTATACGCATTGTCTTCTGTTATTTCTTTTGGTGCGTCTTCGTATATGCCATCGATAACCATATCCAACATTGTATAAAAATCATAAATTGCTTTTCCGTCCGAAGAGTAACCTAAGTAAGCCTCCTCAAAATCATCTATAATCATTGCTTTGGGATTGAACTCTGTTAGCTCGCTATATACATCTTTCATTTCACCCTCCAGTGTAATACAAGAAAACCTTTTAAGAGTTCAGTATACTCGCGTTGAGAGCCAACTTGTTGTCTTCCGTCAAAGATGTCATGATGATGTTTACACAACATACATACATTCATAGGGTCGTCAGATATGTCTCTGTTTGCTCCACCCATACCCTTTGCTTTTAAGTGCGCCATCTCTAGCCATTTTTTAGAATTGCATCCCGGCCACTCGCATGTGTATTTTGCTCTTGCTAAAGCTTTCTCCCGAAGCTCAGATAGATTTTTCTTGCCGGTGCCTTCTCGTTTTTTTTGCCCCATTCCAGATATTCCCGAAGAAGCACTACGCCTCTGTTTAAACTCTTGAAAAGTTTCGTTTTCCGGGTCCCAACTTATTTTATTCATGGTGTGCCTAGACTCCTTTTGAATAAGGCTATCCCCGAAAGAATAGCCAGTGATGGGAGGATATCGGTTAGTGGAGCCGACATAATCATCTTAACATTTAAATCTAAAACCATAGGTTTTATTATAGTCGAACTAGTTCCTCTTTGTAGAGATAAGCTAAAGAAATCATTCTGTCGATTATGTATCGTTCGAGAGCTTTTGGATTTAGATTTGGCTGTGTCCAAGTGTCGACTATTTTTTTACCCTTGATGTAAGTTATCTGTTCACCACTAACTTTAAATCTCATTCCATTTTGTATATAATCTAAAGTCATTTTTTTATAGTAGCACCCAACTTTGAATATTTTTTTTATTGCCCCCACCCAAACTTTTTAAAGGTAGGTACAGCTAACCCTGTGCGGACCCGCCCAACACAAAATTTAAATACTCCGAGGAAT